GGGCCACCTACGCGACCGTATGGGCCAGCGTCGTCTCGACTCCTGGCAGCGAGCCACAGAGCGCTCTTATGCAGTCATCAGTCACGACCTACACGGTCACGATGCGATATCGCACCGATGTGCTGCCGATCCATCGCATGACATACGGATCGCTAACGCTGAATATCGTTGGGCTCAGCACTATCGACGGGCTAAATAAACACCTTAAGATCACGGCGATTGAGGTGCAAACGTGATCAAGAGCGCGTTTAACATCGACGGGCTGACTGAGCTGATTGCCAAGCTCAAAAAATTCCCGGTAGCTATCCGTACAGCACTCCGTCGTTCGGCTCGCAAAATTGGTGGTCAGGTGGCCAAAGCGGCCAAAGCCAAAGCGCCTAATCGAAAAGAGACAATACGAGTCGGCGATCAGTTGGTGCGCATGTATGGCGCTAGCCAAGCGCTCAAAAAAAGCATTGGCGTGAAAGTCGCCACGACTCGCAAGGGCGCGGTCAACGCAATCGTTGGCCCCAAGCGCGGCTCAGAAGCCAAAGTATTCATCGCCTACTACAAGCCTACTGCTGCCAAAAAAGCGCAACGCAACGTCACGATCACAATAAAGCCCTCCAAATACGCGCACTTGGTAGAAAATGGATTTACGGCCAAAATTTGGGCCAGTAATAAGCGAATAAGAGTTAGCCCTAAGCCATTTCTGCGACCTGCGCTCGACTCCAATAGCGGGCAGGTTTCGGGCATTACAACTGACTATCTTCAAATTGCTATTGACGACCTGATCGCCAAAGGAAAAATCACGCCCGACATAGGGAGTGATACATGAGTGCCCTAGGCAAACTCCTGCGCACTTACCTCGTCGGTCGCACCGACTATGGCACGACTATCCCCGGTGGCATATCACCGGAGAATGCGCCAGTGGGATCGTCGCTGCCCTATGTGGTCTATCAGGGCATTAGCACTCAGCGACAGATGCTGCTCAGGGGCACACCAGCAGTCATCACGGAGCGTGTGACGCTCACGGCAGTGGCTGAGACTCGATCGGGTGCGCAGGGCGTCCTAGTGTGGATCGCAGAGCAGATCGAGGCTACACCAGGGCGCCAGACCGTCTCGGGGACTACCATCCATCACTGGCGCATTGAAGAGGCGCAGGATCAATCCGAGCTCGGCGGAGATGGGACCGACGAGCTAGCACGCTTGACTACAATTGACGTGGTCGGCACATACCAGTAAAGGAGTCTCGACATGCCAAATGTATTAGGACCGGGAACGACCGCAGCCTACGCGACGCTGAGCAGCAGCACCGCAGGCACTACAGCAGCTTTGAATGGGCTGATCAGCATCGCGGCTAATGCACGATCTACGACGTTCGCTGACGTGACTGCGCTCAGCGACACGACGATGCAACGCGTGCCAGTGCGCCACGATCCAGGCACTGTGCAATTTACGCTGTATCTCGACGATACCGCAACTGCCACTAACCTGATGACTCTGCTTAACACTCGTCGTACCAGCAGGGTACACACTCGTGTGACCGTCGATCTCAGTGGCTCAAATATCGATACAATCGCAGTGTACGATGGATACATCAGCGAAATCGCGTATCCTGATATTGGCGCGACTGATGAAGCGCTAAGGTACACAGTAACTCTGCAACTGAGTGATAAGGATAACTAATGGCACTTGACAGAGCAGCAATTATCGCAGGCGCAAAGCCACGCATCGTCACCATCTCCGTGCCCGAGTGGGGCGGAGATGTATGCCTGCGTGAGATCACGGCAGGCCAGCGTGATCAGTGGGACGCGTGGCAGATCGAAAATGAGGGCGCGGCAAGGTACGCCAACATCCGCGCCCGTCTGCTGGTGCTCACCATCTGCGACGAGCAGGGTATGCGCCTATTTGGCGACAATGATATCGCAGTGGTGAGCGGGCTGCCCGCCATGTCGATCGATCGTCTGTGGGACGCATCCTGCAAGCTTGTAGGCCTGCGTCCTGAGGACGTGGAAAAAAACTAGCCAAGCGCCCGCTCCGGCGGGTGCTATTTCGGCTCGCTGGCCATCTGGGCATGACGGTCGGCGAGATCGAGGAGCGGATGAGTAGCACAGAGTTGGCTGAGTGGGTCGCACTCATTCGGCTCGATCCATGGGGCTACTACCGCAGCGACCTACAGCATGCGCTATCCGCCTGGGCACCGATGGCAGCGTGGAGTAAGGGCGCTAAAATCACAGACTTTCTGCCTCGAGATCTCTGCGCGGAGATGGAGGCAGAGCGCACAACATTGACGGCACTGGTAGAGACCGGGGCCAAGGTCATGACTAGGGAGCAGGCATATGGCTAGTATCGCCAAACTCTCAGTACAAATGGCATGGCAGGGCTCTGAGCTCACCAAGGGCGCTGCTGATGCCAGCAAAGACCTCAAAAACGTGGGCGATAAGGCCAAAAAAACCAAAGAAGAGCTCGAGGCGCTAAAGAAAGAAAAAGACAAGCTAGGCGAGAAAAAATTAAATCTAGCAGAGTCATTAGGCCTCAAATCTTTGAACGATGTCAAAGGCCTATTTGACATGGCTCGCGGCGTGTTTCAATTCTTCGTTGGCCTACCAATTCAAGGCGCTGTATCCATTTTAAAAATGGGTGGCGCTCTCGAGACAATGACCATACGAGCTCAGTACGCAGCCAAATCAATTGATGATGGCAATAAAGTAATCAAGGATTTACGCGACCTAAGCAGCAGCAGTGGCGTGCCATTGCAGGATCTGGCCAAAGCATTTGAGCAATTTACCGCTGCTGGCATCAGCACGGCTGGCGCGTCAACGATCTTGGCTAATGCGGGCAACGCCATCGAATTACTCGGTGGTGGAGCGACTGGCGCTAACGCTGTAGCTGCCGCAATCACTGAGATCCGTGGCGCAGCCATTGCCACTGACGGGCCGCTCAAAACATTGCAGCGAGGTGGCCTTAAAGTATTCGAGGCGCTCGCCCAAGAGCTTGAGGCAGTAACGGGCAATGCCTACAGCGTCGAGGAGGCAATGGCTGCCGTGCAGCAAGGCTCAGTGAGCAGCGCTACGGCAGTACGCGCAGTATTCAGAGCGAGCAATTCACCAGAGGCTAAGGCAGCCGCTGACGCATTTGGCGCATCATTTGACGGGCAATTGCGACAATTGTCGTCAGGCTTCAATGATCTGCTCACAGAAATAGGCAAGCAGATGCTTGCCATATTGCAGCCAGAAAAGGCATTTTCTGCGCTTAAAGGAGCGTTTCAGGGCGTTAAAGAGATTGTGCAAGAGATCGCCGCGGCATTCATGCCCGTGGTTGATCCTAAGGATAAGGCAGCAGGGCTAGCCTCTATATTTGAGTCGAGTAAGCAGATTGCCAAAGAGGTTGTCAATAAATTGGTCGAGGGCATTACTCAGCTAAAGGGCATGTTTGACGAGGTAGTCGCTGGCATACGCAAATTGATGCAGGACTACCAAGGCATGACCGCAGGCAAGGTAGCAACCACCGCCGCCACAACAGTCGTCACCGCGCCATTTGAGATTGGCAAGGCCATGACTATGGCAGTTGGAGATTTTGTCAAAGGGCCGCGTGTCGATCCAAATAGACCAGGGCAGATGACGATTGGCGATGAGGTGCGAGCTCAAATAAAACTCGAGAAAGAGATAGCGTCAAAATCAAATCTTGCTTTAATTTCTGCGATGTCATCATTTTTGCAACTTAATAACGAACTGCCCAAAGTAGGAGTCAGTGCCGAGGAGGCTGCGGTCAACGCAAAGAATCTAGCATATCAGCAAAAACTCAACGCTCAATTTGCTTTAGAACAAGCTGAGAATGAGAAAAAAGCTAATCTTGATTTAGAGCTTGCCACCAAAGACAACGCCAAATTGACCGCGACTATACTAAATAACAATATGACCATCACCGAGAAATTCGCAGAGATGACCGGCAATCTTGAATCGATGATGGCGCAGGCAGCCAAAGGCTCTAAAGAATCCGCCGACAAATTGCGAGCAGCACAAACTAGGGTAGTCGGTAAACAGCTCCAGGACATGATCAAGCAATTTGCCACGCCTCAGGCAGGCACTGCGCAAGCGTTTGTCGCTGGTTCTGCCGGTGCTGCCGAGGCTCAGATCAGAGCGAGAGTCGAGGCGACAAATGCTCAGGCCGACCCGCAGAAACAATTGGTCGCTGCTGCTGCTGAGGCTGCGCGGCAGGATGCGATCCAGGCTGAGCAAATGAAGCGTCTAGTCGCTGCGGCTGAGAAGGCCAACATCATTAAGCCCGGCACTCTGGTAATTCCAAAATAAAGGAGGCGACATGGCGTATACACTGTTTACCGAGGTCGCCGAGGGGCGCACAGCAAGCGTCGATCAGAAATTTAATCGCACCTATACCCGTGTATTTCTGGTGCGCACCAGTGACGCATCCTACGGGCCAGCGTACGCAGCCTCACATCCATCGTTGCCGATCATATTTAGCGCGCACAACGAGGACTCTGACGCGTACTGCCTGAGCATCAGCCCGTCTCAGGATCAGGGCGACCCTACGCTCTGGCGCATCAGCGTCAACTACGGCTATAACATCGATGCACCATCAGCAGCATCAGCGCCATCGGGCGATCCTGCCGTCGAGACTCAGCAGACTGGCCAAGCGCCCGCGGATCGTGTGGAGAATCCACTATCCAGGCCGAGAGACTACAGCGTCTCGACGACATCATATCCGCTCGGCGTGATGTTTGACCGCTCTGGCACGCTGATCCGCAACTCAGCCAAAGATCCATTTCTGCCCGTGCCCGAGATCGTCAAGGGCGGCGCATCGATCACCGTAGGTCTTAACTCTGTAAACTCTCCATCGGCAGCGTGGATCGGATCAATCGGCACCGTGAATGCAAGCTCATACACAGTTGGCCCGTATGTTATTGGCACAGCCTTGGCTAAGTTGAATAGTGTTAGCGCCAATCTAGTGTACGAAAACAACGTAAGCTATTGGCGCTGGACTTTAGTATTTGAATATCGGCCAAGTGGCTGGACTCATATCGTCAACGATATGGGCATGTTTAAGCTTGTCGCAGGCGTTCGCAGCCCTATTGACTACAATGGCGTCAACGTCACAGTGCCAGTCAATCTTGACGGCGCAGGCTTACCGCTGGCACCTGCGAGTAGTCCTATCCCGTTGACGTTCGACATTTACCCGCGTACTACGTTCCCATCACTCTAGGAGGCCCGTAGACGATGGCTGGCTATCTCCTAGACGATCAATCAATCGCGCGCCTTGCGACGCTCCTGCGTGAGTATGAGGCGGGCAATCTTGCCAATCGCGACCGCAACGTCATGCCACGATCTGGGCCGAGCTACCCGATCGTGCATGTGGTGCGTGTCACATCGACGACGCCAACATCAGGGTATTATCCCGGTAAGCTCATGACCTACGTCGCCGCGACTGACACGTGGACCGACGATGTCGATATCAAAATCAAGGACATCAATGGCGGTGTGCCGTCAGTGCAAAGATACCTAGGTAGGTACGCAGGGATTAACAGCTACGGCAATCCGGTGTACATGGTTATTCTATCTGGTGGTGGTGGCGCAATCCTGAGCTACGATTACGTCTCATCGATCTCCTGCGTCGATGGTACGATTACGCCCAACTACACGACCATATGTGTGCCCGGTGCCTACTACTGCACGACAACCACAACCAGCACAACGACAACCACGACGACAAGCACTGCGGCACCAACGACGACAAGCACAACATCGACGGGTGGTGGATAATGCCGGGATGCGTTGGCGTATGCACGTATGTGTGGAATGAATCCAACGGCAGTTGGGATCCCGGCGGCTACAACACGTGCGAGTCTGGATGCACGTGTGGGCCTGCTCCTGGTCAAGAAGGGCCGTATGACGGCTACGTCGCAACCGTCGCGTGCCAAGGCACGCCCACTGGATCCACGACGACAACCTCGAGCTCATCATCAAGCACGACCAGCTCCACCAGCTCCACCAGCTCGACAACGTCATCGACGACCTCGAGCACGACAACGACGACAACAACGCCATTATGCGATACTGGATACTGCATATATGCGTGGGCAGGTGATCGTTGGTTTGTATTTTATAGTACATGCGGCGAAAATTGTTTTTGTGGTCCTCAGCCATCGAGACCTGGTGCATATTTTAACGAGCAGGTCAATGTATTATGTCAATCGACTCCGACCTCGACTAGCACCAGCACTAGCACTTC